CATTCTTACGATGTTGCCCGGTCTTGAAGATAGTAAGTCATCAAGATTGACTTGCCCTTCCACAACGCCGACGCGTGAGTTATTGGTAAGGTACATATTATCGAGCAACTGTCTGAGGATTGTCGATTTGATAAGCTGTAAATCTTTTACTAATTCTGCAACAGAACGGCCGACCATTCTATGCGGCATAAGGATCGGAGATACAATAGAGAACGGTACATGGTCAAATGGCTCATTCTCTAGTATGTGGTAGCCTTCTCCAATAGTGAGAACACGTCTAAGTTCCGGTATGTTATCGCCGTCGTAATCTGCACGTATGTATAGTTCAGTAACAAGTACCTCGTGCATTGTCGGATCGTTAGACTCATTTGATCTGCTGTTTTCTACATCTTGAAAACGCTGTTGCTTTTCTGCTTCGTTATCCAGTTCTTGATAACCGGAATATCGTAAGACTTCTTCATAGTCATATCCGTCATTGACGAGATCGCCAACTTTACGTGTTGATCGCTGTCCTACAAGATCAGCACTATCTAGTGATACCGCTCTACGTGAGAATACAAATTCTTCCGGTGGTACGTTATCTATTTTGATCCTACCGGAGTTAATCTTTCTTTTGATATCAACGCTAATGTTACCAGCAATAGCTTCTACAACATCGAGTGCACTATCGATATTGTCATCTTCTTCTTCATCATCTGTTGCAGTTGTCTGTGCTACGATTTCAACATCGGGATCATCCATAAGGATCGTTACTTCATCTTCAGTCAATCCTTCATAGCTTTCTTCTACGACTTGGATATCCTCGTCCCAATACGTTTTAAGGACGCCTACCTTAAACAGTAAGCTATCTTTGAAAAAGTTATAAAGAGAAGTAAAACCATTATTCTGACAGTTTATGACGTAGTTAACCATATCACTGGCTTGTTCTGCTGCTTTTACATCTTCCGCGTTCTTCGCGATGAAACGTGCAAAAGTATCGCTTGAAGCAAACATCTTCATCAGACTTGGTAGCATGTATTCGATCGTATCTGACACTTCGCTACATACGACTTGTGATCTGTTTTCTTGTTCATTACCAAATGGCTCTGCAAGATAGTAATCAAGCATTTCTGCTCTATGACCTGCAAAGTCTGTATCGTAATAATTTACCGCGTCCTCGACTTCATCCTTTATAAGAGATTCAAATTCTCTATCTGTCATCTTTGCCATTATTTTTTACCCTTTTTGCCTTTTCTTAGTTTTGCAAAATCAGCGCCAGTAATTTTATTACGTGGCTTGGCAACTTTAGCTAATTTCTTTTGCTTTGCGCTGTATTTAGTCATCGGCATATTACTTGTCCTTTAAATAGTTCCTAAGATCGTTTTTCGTCATCGTACCGCGTCGTTTACTAATGTTCTTGACCTTTGGCATAAGATTTGGTTTATCTCTGCTCTGTGGCTGTGTAATCGCGTTTATATCAATATCCGCCAGCGCACTGAAACCTCTTAATATTTTTTTATCGTTCATCTAAATCGCCTTGTTTTCTTTGCAATCTTTTTTGGCTGTCGTACAAACTGCTTGCCAGCTTTCATACCCTTACGCTTCGCTCTTGACGTCGCGGCATATTCTGCGGAAGAAAGAGATTTGATCGCAGCTTCGGGGAGATATCTTTCTCCAGTATCTTGACTTCTTTTGCCGGACTTTGTGCGCCACTTCTGCGACGTCCATTTCTTCAAGGACATCTGCGATTTTTTGAGCGCCATTATTTTCCAACACCTTTCATGGCTCTCTTGTGTGCAGCCATAAAAGTCATACCTTTCAACATATCTTTTCTCATACTATCCATGTGTTTCTTTGTATGAGTTCCTTTTGCTTTATGACGCTTCAACGCGTCCTCTTGACGTTTTGTTAATTGTTTCTTCATATTTGATTTTTTTGGCATTTTCATTATTTATACCCTCCTCCTTTTTCCTTATATCTTTTCGCCAACATTTGTGCTTTACGTGCTGACCATTGTCCTGGCTTACCGCCTTTACTAGAAGCCATAATGCTCTTGAAAAGGTTTTTTCTCATGGTTGGCTTTGTGTAATTACCTGCTTCGTTTACTCGGCTTTTTCGCTTTTTTGTTGCCATTTTTCTTTCCCATTTTTTTCGCTGGTTTTGCTTTTCTCATTCCGCCATATACAATTCCGGGCATATTACTCTCCTATTTTTTTATTTTATTGAAACATCTTCTTATAATGTAACTTCTGCACAATGATATGATTGTAAAAATTACACCAATACTTGTAGCTTGCCCTACACTTGGATAAAAGCCAAACAAAGGTAAAACTAAAATATTAGCTAAAACAGCAACAAGAAAACCGACTACTACGTTTGTAACGCTTTCAATGAAGCTGAATAGCTTGCTTTGCATACCGTATCATTTCTTTTTGTTACGATTTGCAAAGGCTCTCGCCTGCTCTTTTGATGAGAATCCCCAAGCGTTCAACGCTAGTTTCAATCGTGTAGGACGCCCCTTCTCATCCTTGAGAGCGCCTTTCATACCGCCAAAACGAGCAGCAAAACTTACGCGACGTGGACTTGTGCCAGTCTTGAGTGGTCTTTTTAGATTGCTGCCCTCTTTTCTTTTGAAGAAATCACGACCTTTTTGATTAAGTCCGCCTTTTGGATTTTGAAATCTTTTTGCTACCATGTGTACTCCTGCACCACCTACAACAATCAGTGATGTGTATAAAAATTTTATCGCTTGAAACTTTGTTAGTAGGTGGTTTTTATTCTGGAATGAAGCGTATATTCGTATCAGAAAATATTTGATCGACCGCTTCACGTATCTCTTTTTGATCCATGCCTTGACAAAGCATGATCTCTTTTGAAACAAGCAATAATGCTGTAACTATTGTATCTCCACTGGCAATACCTGCCTTCATCCAATCACTGACTTGATCTGCTAAGAAGTTACAGCATGACATGATCTCGTCATTGTCATCATATTCTATTAAGACTTTGCTATCTAATGGGAAACGTATGATGTTGTTGTCGCTCATACTATCCAGCCACTATTACCATAATCTATGTTTTGTTTAAATTTATATCCAGCGCCGCTTCCGTTTGCTCGTGCTGCAATACTGGCAAAAGTAAGCATAAGAGCGTCGGCAACATCGGGACTCCTTAGACCTCTTTTTTTTAGCTGGTCTTTACTCTCTACTTTAAATTTACCCGATGATAAGATTTCGTATCTCACGTTTGTAATTTCGTTTATTAATTCTTCTTGATCCGGTATCGAAACATCTTTCTGTTCAAGCCATTCCCGGCATTTAAACCATAGTTCATCGCGCAATCGCATATACCGATCACTAAGACTACTGCTTTCTGCAACATTTATACCGCGAGCCGGCATATCCAGTTCGACTAAACGATCGACAACACCAGCGCCCAAACCAATACTATCTACTAATATCTCGCTCGGTCTATCGCCATAAGGCGTTGACTCGTACTCTGCCATAATCATTCCGACAGTCTGCATGAGGTCTTTATCGCCCCAGTGCTTGATTGGCTCTGTAATGACGTTACCGCGCCGTTTACATAGCGCACATCTATCACTACCATGCCTAGCTATATCAACTCCCCATACTGGCATGATCTCTAAGGGATCAACGGCTCGATCGATCGCAGACTCGACCAATGCTCTTGATATAATCGAATTATCATCACTCGTTGGGGGTAAACCTAGTACCCGTACTCTGTAGACATTACTATCCTCGCCATATTGTTTTTTCATATCTTCAATATATTGTGGATCAACTGAGTCTGCTTCCAAACACGATACAGTTTTACATGTCCAGGATGATTTATTTCTCCCAAACGAATCAAAGAAGTAGCCGGTACTTCTGTTTGGATTTCCAACCATGATTGTTTTTGCACCGCGTGTAGCCATAGCACCTTGCGCTGTTTCAAAGATGATATCGGGTATACCGGACGCTTCATCAATAATAAACAGCATGTTGGGACTGTGATAGCCTTGTAGCGCTTCGGGGGACTCCCTACGGCTTGTTCTTGCCACACAGAAGCTATCGGGTGCATTTTTCAACGAAACCTTATCAGCGCGAAACTCTAGCTGATCTTGTAGGCCTTCCGGCATACGTTTGTGCCACTTCTGTAACTCTGACCATAGCACCTGCTCTAGCTGTGAAGCTGTGTTGGCAGTTGCCGCGACCTTACAAGGGTAGTGTGTTAACAGCCACCAAAGTATCGTCCATGATAAATATGTTGTCTTACCGACCGAGTGCCCGGAACGTATGGATAGTCTATTCGTCTTTGTAATAGCACGTAACGCTTCCCTTTGCCATTTCTGTGGCTCTGCTTGTAAGCAGGACTTCACGAACAGCACTGGATCATCGCGCAACTTACTCAAAGTATCAGCCGCATTTTGTACGCTTTGATTCATGCAAAAAAGAAGCCTTAGTAAAAACTCGCGGAGTCAAAAACTAAGGCTGCCTATATAATTAGAAAATTTTTTATGGGGTGTCAATGTAAAAGAAATGCCCCCGAGGGGGCACATCCGTTCACCAATGCGAAATTAACAATTAACATTTATTAAAATCTAGTTACCTATGGCAACATAATGATATTCATATCTTATAGTGTTATCAGTGTCAACGAATAATTATTCGATATCCCCAGTTAAAAAAATAAAATTTTTTTGTGAGGGGGGTATTACAAATATGACGGCCAGGGCAAAGCAACCCGAGGGGCTCTTTCCAGAAAGTCGATCCTATCTGGTAATTTGGCAAGCCTACATATAAGCCATTGTTTTAATTATCTTTTTTATCTTCTTCAACGGTTATATTATCCGTTGAATTATCCGGCGTAATATCTATTACATTATCGATCCGCGCCTGCACGTCCGCGAGCGCATCGACAAAACCCGCTTCCACCTTCATATTTACTTCACTCGGCAAGAATTTTGATAAACTTGCGAGCACTTGCGACGCCTTGCCGTTTAACATTTCTTCGGCAAGCAGCATTTCGAGTGGCTGCCCGCGATCCTCGAGAATATCAATAGACTTTCTAATGTGATCGCGTACAGTTTCTATTGTCGATCGATAAGGGCGCGAAGTGCCACGAGGTCGACCACGCGCCATTTTTCCGGACTTATTTATTAATTTGTTACTCATTACTCTATATTAATATAATTATAAAATAATGTAAATAACTATTGACTTACGAATAATTATTCATTATAAATTGTATAAGAAAGTTTTACACTTTCATTATTAATAAACTAGCGGAGAAAACAAAATGAGTAAACCCTTTAAGTATGACGAAATTAAAGAGCATTTCGAAGACTTTATACATAATGAAGGCGAAGAATGGGTATTGGAGCATAAAGAAGAATTGCACCATGAAATATTCAATACTGATTATTACATTATCGGCAGGTATCAAGCTAAACAATGGCTCGGCGATAATATATATGAAGTGATCGGAAGAATAGTTGAATATGAACAATTCAATTTCGGCGAACTTACAACCGATCTAAGCGAGCCCGAAAAGATCGTCAATATGTATACATATATAATTGGCGAAGATATCGTTAGCGACTACTTAAAATATCGCGAAGAATACGAGCAGACAAAATGCTAAAAATCAAAATAACTTTATTTTTAACCGGCGTTATCATCGCGGCTTGGCTCGCGGCGGTAACGTCATTATTAATGTTTTTAAACTAGCGGAGAAAACAAAATGAATAATGAAAAACAAATTAAAATAACAAAGTTCGGCGCTATGTTCGATATTGCTATCGACGCGGCTCGCAATCCAAAATTATTTGGTAA